TTTCTGCTGTCTTTCCCTTTTTACCAATATTATACTTCTGTTCTAAAATCCAATCACTCTTGTCCTTGTATGCTAGTACTTTGATTTGATTGAGAGGTGCAATATCCAAGATTCTGTCTTCATCTACGACTGTTACAAGTCCCCAATCCAAAAGTAAACGAACAATACGATTTCTTCTCTGAACATCGTTTACAGTCAGATTTGCGTGTTTACCATCAAGAGCAAACAACTCTTTGAAATGAACAATAAAATATCTACCTTGCTTATGAAGAATATGGCAAGATTGATAGAGTTTTTTCTCTTTACGAGATGCCACTCCAATACGTGTCAAAGTCTCACGAACCTTTAGGAAATCATCAGGCTCATTCAAAATCACCTCTACCATTTGGTCTTGAGACCATTCAACGATAGGTTCTATCGTATTCATTTTGTTCCTCCAGTATCAAGTCGTTGTTTAATAAAGTTAATCTGTTCTTTTGATAAAATTTTCAGTGCCTGAGATGCCTTTTCATTACTATATCCATAGTATTGTTTTATACACTCCAAGTCCTTGACTTTATCTTTATGGAGCCAGGGAGAAAATCTCTTCCGTTTCCTTACAGTATTTAGATAAAATGAATATTGCATATCTTTATCTAAAGAATGATGAAGATTCATTTCATTTGTAAAAAGAATACAATCAATACTTCCAGACAAACATTTGTTGATAATGTATGGTGCATACTCACGGATACTGTCGGAATCAGTTTCCATAATATTGTTTTTTGTCTGGTTGATTGAGTTTAACCAATCTTTGAGTTCAATCATCGACCAGTCCCTCACTTTTTAATTTATTATAATTATAGCATCCATTAAAATTGGATTGGATTTTTGGATTTTTATTATAATTAAAAAGCAAAAGTTCTTTTCGTTGTTTTTGATCTCTCATATATTCCCCCACAGAACGCATCGTATAAGTCAAATCAAACTCGGTAGCATTCCAGTTCTTAAAGCGATCCTTTACAAGTTGATCTGAATTATAACTTATCAACTGATCCATATCGTTATTATCGCAATCAGCAGCAAACTTATCGTGATCAAATCCTTTGTGCATTGATCCTTTGTTGCCATAGAGATTATCCTTAATGTCATAAGGAGGATCAAGATACATAAAAACATTTCTGTTTCCGTCCATCATATAATCATAAGAAAAATTGCTGATACGCCATTTTGAAATAAGTTGTGAATAATCCGGTAGTTTCTCAATACCACGCATACTGAAATTGGAATTAGATGCCTGCGGCGAGAATGAGGAACTTTCGGTAAGACCACTAAAAGAGCACTTATTTACAATATAAAATGCAACGGCACGATCAAGACTAAGTAAACTTTGGTCATTAATCTTCTCCTTACTTGCCAAAAACAGTTGTTTTGCAGATGCTGGATTGCTATGTGTAGATTTAAGATCCACCAATTTATCTTTTAGATCAGAGCCAAATATCTGGAGTTGCTGCCAGAAGTTTACCAAAGGTTCATACAAATCATTCACCCAAATATCTAGATTAGGATATTTCTTAGTGATATAAATCGCAACACTACCACCACCAAGGAAAGGTTCACGAAACTCCCTATAATCACGAAGATCTGGAAAGTAAGGACCCATCTTGGCGACTGCTCTACTTTTACCACCAGGATACCTTAAGCAAGTTTTTAGTTGTTTTTGGTTAATTGCCATTCAATTTCTCCATAATCATTTCATACTTTTCTCGGCGTCTATTACCAAGATAAGGTTTCATCAATTCAGTCCATCTTTTTGCTGCTTCACCTTGAAGGTTTATGTAATAAGTTGGTTTTTGACCTGCTGCTTTATGGACTGGACCACCATCAGTATAAGTTATTTTCCTACCATCCATTATAGCAGCAACACGCTCCATAATATCTTGATCGGTCATAGACATATTCATAGAAATATAGTCATTTTCAGTATAAGTTTTTCCATTAGCAAAGGTTCTTGTTCTTCCTTTTTTATAAGACCAAGACCCCTCACCTTCCCATATACCAGTAACCCAAGCAAGTTCAGTTTCTGTTGGTTCTCTATGTTCGTAGATAGTACCTTTAGCCATAACTTTTAAACTACTCCACTACTATTTAGTAAAGGAGTTATTTTAACGAAATTCACATTCACACATAATCTCTGTCAGTGCTGCCAAAAGATTTATCTCTTGGTCTGCTACAAATGCCGATTGGTATTGATATTTTGCCACAATAAGAACGCAAGCAGCAATACTGGGACCATCCAGATGTTCATATAGAGCATCATACACCATACGAAGAATACTACTGGCATCATTATCAAGATTGGCAACAATCCATTTACGAACTTCCGGAAAGTTCTTTTCTTTGAGATGTTTAATGAGATCATTTACTTTAATGTCAGAGAAAGTAGCAAGAATGGCAGAATCAATGCTACCAGATACAGAATAACGTTGGCATTCATTTAAGACTCTTCTCCAATCAGGAAAGTGCTTATTTATCAGTTGAACGAGAACCTTATCATCTGACTCAACTTTTTCTTGATCCAGGATCTTTTTGAGTCTTTCAAAGAACTTTGCTGCGATTTTTGGTCGGTCCTTGGACTTAATACCAAATTCGACAACGGCACATCGGGAGTGAAGGGGTTCGATGATTTTGTTTTTGTAGTTACAGGTGAAGATAAATCGACAGTTGCCATAAAATGCCTCAATATTTGCCCGTAAGAGGAGTTGAACATCGTTCCCTGTGTTATCACACTCGTCAATGATGATAACTTTGTGTTTGCCAGTTGCTTGAAGTGAAACGGTCGAAGCAAAGTTCTTTGCCTGGTTCCGTACTGTGTCGAGAAATCTTCCCTCATCAGATCCATTAATGACATAAAAATCAACTCCTAATTCATTACATAGTGCTTTGGCAACTGTTGTCTTACCAACCCCAGGAGGTCCGGCAAGTAATAGATTTGGTATTTGTCCTTGATCTACAAAATCCTGAAATGTTTTTTTAATACTTTCAGGAAGAATACAATCTTCAATTTTCTTTGGGGCATATTTTTCTACCCACAAAAAATCATTATTCATAATTAATATTTTTAAATAAATTAAAAGTAATTAAAATTAATCACTATTCTTAGATTTTCATCCGTGCAAGTTGATCCAGTGTGTTCCATTCTAGTATCAAATGTAACTAATCTATTTTCCACACTTTCAATTATACTACCATCTTCAAATTTTGTATATCCATTATTAGTATTAATGTAAAAAATTGAAGTTTTTGGTTTATGATGTTTCTCCAAATCGGATAAATCGATATGGTACCCATGTTCTATGTTAGTTTTTGTTTTGATTAAAAGATTTGCTTTACATTTAATCATGAGATAATAATCTAGATTATCAAGAATTGGAAATAAATGAACATAAAAATCACTTCTAACACGACCTCTACTACAGAAAGAGTGAATAAATTGATAATGATTGGAAGATTTCTTGTATTCTGGTGATATTACATAATCAGTATAATACCAAGAAATGTGTGAAGACATAAAAATATCTTGAATTTTTTTAAAGTCATCTTTTTTCAAAAAATTGTCGATTATTTTTATTTTTTCAATCTTTTCCATTTTAATTAAATCCATTCAGGTTTTCGTTCTGGCATACGAAGATAATTAGATGCAACCCAAGGTTTGGATGCAATATACATCTTGTAAGCAGTAAAAGTGTCAATGCTTTCGTCAAGTTTATATTCATCGGGCATCGCACGGGCAAATGATGTCACTTTGTCAATCTTACCTTTGGGAAACAAATAGTATGCTTGTAATAAGGTATTATAGCACGAGTGTGTTTTATTATACCGCAAAGTGTATTCATCACACAAGTCCATTCCCCACTTAATTAACCAATAAGCATTATCAATAGATCGTGCTGCCCATCTTGTACAAGGGTGATTACGGAAGGCACCCTTATCGGTCTTGTAGGGGGTTCCATCGGTCTTGGGCAGAGTTCCGTATCCGTGCCCCCATTTCTCTGATGCCACGATAGAGAGCATTTGACAGCACTCTAAGGGCATTTTTACTACGTGTTTGTCAGGGAGACAAACGGCACTTTCGGCAGGAAATGGGGAAGTGGCAAAGATGTTCATTCAAAAGTAGAATCAGGCTCCATAGCAATATAATACTTCAAATCTCTGTCGGTGCTCGTAAATCGTGATAAAAGTTTTTGTGAGATGACAACCTCATAAGCACCAGGAAGAATCTTGATATTCTCCACTTTAAAGTTGAAAGTAAAGACACTATCGGTTTCACCAACCACGATGGAAAAATTGTTTGATGTATCATTCTTTTTATCTCTTACTACCAGTTTGATTACACCAGCATCACCAACAGCAGAAAGGTCGGGAAGTTGATAAATCGCAGATGCCTTGAGTAACTTATCTAACTGTTGAGTATTCAACTCAAAGCACACATCCTCACTCGGAAGAGTGATTTCTTTATCTGGTGGAATCACGATTACACTTGGATCAGCAAAGAAATACTTGGATCGCATTTTACCTTCACGAATCACCACATAACCATCATTCTCAAAATCCAATTCGGCATTTTGATGAAGATTAAGTCCATTTAGAAATTGATTCAGATCGTAAATACCAAAGTCCTTTGGAAACTCTTCGGTAATCTCTGATTCGGCAAGAATGTTCTTCATCACAGAAATAGTGCGAAGTTTGTTTCCTTGCCTGAACAAAATTGATTGATTGATGCCAGAGAAATTCTTCAGCAATAACAGTGTTTTATCAGAAAGTTTCATAGTTTGATTTTTGAGTTTCATTATTAAATCCGGCAAAATGATATAGAAGAACACCGTAG